TCTGCTTTCGGATCCTTACCCTTCTTAGGCTTAACAATCTCTTGAGCAAGAGTTTTTGGTACAGAAGGTTCTATTGTTGTTGCGTTCGGTGAACCTAGCACTTCCGCTGAGTCACCTTCTTTTGGTGCTGTTGTCTTTTGTGACATTTTCTTATTGGTTTAGTTGGTTAATTAACTGACAATGTAAATATAAAAAAAGAGAAGGGGAGAACGAAAAAACTCCCCTTCAATTTTTAACAAGATATCATTTAGAATGATCCTCCCGTAAACGGATTTCTCATAACAATTTTCAATACTTTAGTTGGATCTTTCACCCAGATCGCTGGCATACATTGAGTCATATAAACTCTGTATCCGTTGAACTGACCAGAAGATTGGAATCCTTGAGAACGTCCCATGTAATCCATAGTACCATTTTGGTACCACCATTTCAACTGAGAATCCCATTTCAACTTCAACTGATAGATGTTATCATTTGTGTTGTCAGTGATATCAAAGATAATGAAAGAGTAAGAAGACAATGGATGTCCATCAATAATCGGATTTTCAATATCGTTCGTGTGAACGTTATCAAATGCCGGGTTGATTACAAACTCAACGTTTGCTAAGAAAGGAATCACATAACTAGTGTAAGCATAACCAAACCCTAAGTTCATCCCTTGACCTCTGATCGCTCCTATGTCGGCACCAGTAGTAGCGAAGTTAGCAGATGCAGCTTCTCTTTTGATAGCTTCATTTACCATTCTCATACCACCCATTCCTGTTTGGATAATGATCTTTCTTTGTGGATCTGGACCAGTGAAATCAACTCTACCTGCGTAGAAGTTGTACAACTCAGCTCTAAACAACTCAAGGTTGAAAGAAGACTTATTGTAAACTCTTTTGAAAGAGTTATCTAATTGTTTCCATAAACCAACTGATAATCTTATGTCATCTGGCCCGTCTTGACGAACTCTACCACCGTGACCCCACATAAGGTAAGTCTCGATATCTGTAGCGATCTTACTCAAGTGAGCAGCCTCTAAGTTAGTTAAGAAACTTCTTGATAAGTCTCCATTAGCCATTGCTCGCTTAACGTAGTCTTTACCCATTGATTCAACCATACCTTCGATAGAAGATACTGAAGGATCCATGTTCTTATCAAAATTTCTCCAGATCTCAGTAACTGGTACTGTACCATCTGCATTCATTCCTCCTTTGATAGCCATGTCAGCTCTTGAAGAAATAGAATAGTGTACGTGAGCTTCAGCCCCACCTACGTAGTTATAAAATTCTCTGTAACCACTTTTAGTAGAGATATCAGAGAAACGTTCTCCATACTCACCTCTTGCAGAACCTTTTCTAAAGAACTTAGTTCCTGACTTCAAAAATTTATTGTCCAAGAATTTGTAAGAGTCATTATTTACCAATCCAACTGTATAGATGAAACCATCTCCGATAGGAAGGATGTCATCTTCAGCAGATACGATAAGTTCAACACCATTGTATTTATCATACGTAATGATGTCTCCATGACCAAACTCACGCTTGTTCAATTTAATTTTGAAAGTTGTTCCATCAATACCTTTTTGGGCATTTGCTGGTTCAACGTCTTCAGTAATATAAGGAAGATCTTGTGAAATAGGTGTTTGCCATTTCCACTCTCCTCTAATATTATCTACTTCGATAACGTTTTTTCCTCCAAAGTTAGACATCTGATAAAGAGGCATCTCAACCTTCTGCGTCATAGCCCAGATATCTACTGGTCCCATGTCTGTAGGTTCAGAGTCCTTTAGCATATTAGCTAAATGGTAAGAATCAACGTGTGAACTTGCGTTGTAAGAGGTATCTCTTAGAAACAAGCCATTGTTAAATACTGGTGTACTCATTTTGTAACGGGTTTTAGTTATTATTTATTTATTTATTTTTCTACTTTATCTTCCGAAGAAGTTTTTTGAAGGTCGTTTGACCCCCGGTCTTTTTCTTGAAGGTGATGAACTTTCTGCTGGAGCAGTGTTAGCTGCACTCTTAGCTGATTGCTCAGTCTTCAATGTTCTCATGGTCTTTTCTACTGTAGCTTTTTCTACATTAGCTCCTAGACTCCCTCTGTATCCTTCAGGGTCTTGTAGTAACCATAATGCCTCTGCTATCAAATCATGTCTTGGTTCTACCCACTGGTACTTCTCTAAGAGATGTCCCAACATGTTTGTTTGCTTTCCACTAATTGATGGATAGTTAGACTGTACTAGACCAGCATATAACATATTCTGTGTCTTGTTGTCTAGCTCTATACCATTTAGCTTCCCTGTTTCTAATGTTTTATATACATTCTCAATATACTGTTGAGATTGTTCTTGCCTTTGCTTAGCTGAAGCTGCTTGATCCGCAACCCTCTTCTGAACGATCTGCTCCTGCATAGCATCCAGTTTCGGTTTAAATACGCTCGCTTCCTTCTCAAGATCACCCCTGTCTTCAAGAGCGTAGATTCTATCTTCAATCTCTTCAGGTGTACCATAATTAGTAGCGTTCAAGTAAGCTCTTACAGCTTGCTTCTGTCCATTTTCATGAGTGATGTCAAGATCTCTTACTTCGTTAGAAGCTGCGAGTGCTTGGAACATACCTTTCATATCAGTACCACCATTAGCAACATACTCGTAAGCTTGTTGCATTTCAGGAGGTAATTGGTCTATAAACTGCCTAGGCAATTCATCTACTAACTTATTCTCTTGATTCTTCATGTTGGCCGAGATAAGCTCTTGAAAATCTTCAGCAGTATAATTCTCGATCGATTCATCCTCACCTTTATCATTAACAAAAGGAGTAAGAATGCCATCGGCAATCATTTTCTTAGCTGCTGTTACTAAAGCTGAAGGTCTACCACCTTTGTTCTTATCTTCTTCAAGTTCCTGGTTTGCAGGATCCGTTCCTGATAAGTCTAAAGGATCTGGCTCTAAAGCCAAAGCATCTTCTATTTCTTTCTCAGCTGCTAATTCCTCGGGAGTTTTCTTAGCGTCTTCTTCAGCTTTCTTTGCTGCAGCGGCTACTTGAGCCTCTTCAGTTGCTTTCTTTTCAGCTTCCTCCTCCTCTGGAGTTTTTGTTTCATTAGCGGGTTTAGGCGCTTTGTCAAGGAACGATGTGTCAGTGGACATAGGTGAGAAAAGACTTTTCTTTTCACCTCCTTCTTTTGAGGAAGGAGCTACCGCAGGTTCTCCTGCTAGCATCACATTGTCAGCACCTGTTCCTAATAATGCATCTATATCGATATCGACACTCTGCACATTAGTTGTTGCTTCTTTGCTCATTTATTGTTGGTTTTGTTATTGACTAACTGATATTAATATACAACAAACTTATCAAAAATAAATATAATAAGTTTGAATTTTTTTACATGCAAGTGAAGATTTTACCATTATATGGCTATGATTTTTTCTTATCTTTTGTTCCGGTGTTTTTCGGAACATCATATCTATTCTTATTTTCTTTAGCAATAGCCAGTTGAGTCGCAGTCTGTTCTCTCTTCAATGCCATCTCCTCACGCTTTATTCCCATCTTATCGCTATGTTGCGAACGATTCTGATCAACTTTACTTCTCTGGATATTAGCTGTTTCTTGATATGATTCACTACGTTTTATCTTCTCCATGTTATCTACGAAGTCTGATTGTTTGTTCTCATTTATATCTTGCATAGCACCAAATCCACTAGCTTTGATCTCAGCTACAAGGATGTCTTTACGTCTGTCTTTCTCAGCTTCTGATGCGTCATGATCAATTTGCATTTGCTTCTCTTTCTCAGCCATAGCAAGCGCCTCCTGTTGCATCTTCTCTGCTTGTGCTCTCTCATCAGCTTTAGCCTTCTCGTTTTTCATCTCAACGCTCTTAAGCGCACTGTTAAGAGTTCCCATAGAATCAGCCTGCATAATCTTACCAAGATCGTATATAGATGCTCCAGTAGTATTATTGTTTGCAGATAATTGCTGCATCTGCTCTAACATCTTCCTGTGGTTAGCTTTAGTAGTGCAGTATACGTTAATTTCTTTTAGTAAAAGCTCTTGGCCATTCATCTCAAAATTCACACGTTCATCCATAGATGTCATATGTTGTAAGCGAATAGACGGATTAGTAGAATGATACCATTGTGCTAAATCAGTTCTCATTGAATGAACACGCGGCATTAGATGATCACAATGCTCAACAAAGTGCATCTCCGTTTGGGCATGAGAACCTACTTGAGTTTGTTCCACTTCAGTAGCTGTCGTATTTGCTCCCAACTGCTGTCCCATTCTTTGGGCACTAACACCTACTTGTTCATAAGCCTGTTGCTTAAAAAACTGTGCTAACTGTATCCTAGACATTAGGCGTTGTGTCTGTGATAAATCTAATTGCTGGAAGTGCTGTCCATTTAGTGGACTCTCTGTATTAGTTATAGAACCGTCTAAAGGAAGCATGCTGAAGTCTTTCATAGCAACGTATGCCTTAGCCAAGTTTCCTTTACCCCAGTCTTCACCAAGTGAATGTTTAGGTAATGCATTCTGATCAAGCATAACTACAGTACCTATCTCATCAATAAGGATATCTGAAATTTGATTATTCACAATATTGAATCCTATTTGGAAAGGTTTCATCGAATCCACTAATGCTGATGACTTAGTATTTCTGTCAGAGAATACCCTTCCCTCTACCGGAAGTTTACATCCGTATTTAGTAGTATCCCCTTTGAACTGAAACTTTAACGGTTTAATTTGATTCTGATTGATACCTAAGTATATTGGATTCACGCCAGTATTGTTCTCGATACCTATGAATGTCGGTTGATTAGGGCCAATTTTAATTCCACCCCAGCTATGGTTAATCCATATCCATTCAATATGTTCTCCGAATAATAAATTCTGAGCAGTCTTATTCTTTATCAAGCTCGTATTGTATACAGGCTTATCAGTTACTTTATATTCTTCAGATATCATCTCACTAATAACCTTACCGTCATCACTGATTTTAGTTAAGTGACCAATTCTTCGTTGTGATTTCCAGTAAGCTGTTGTAACTCTCAACATCTGAGTGTTATCTGTATAATCTTCTGACTCACCTAATACCCATTCGACAACATCATTACTATTATGTATCTGCTGTGCTCCAACAGATAAGTACTGACGCATCTGTAGAGAAGGTGAGTTTGTATTCCATTCATGTGACTTTGTAGCATCATAGTAAGAACCGTCATTCTGCTGTCCACCTAAAGCATAACCAGCAGCTGATACAGGGTAAGCTTGCTGAAGTCCAAGCAACTGATCTTCATTCATCTTCCATCCGTACTTATCAATAACATCAGCAGCAGTCATCATCTCGACTTTACCAACATAGTTAGCTTGTGATACATATCGTGCATCGGGTGACTTATGGTAAAATGTAAGTACTGGATTCCATAATTCTACTTCATAATCATCCTCCATCATATGCATATGCCAGAACTCTCTATCGGTAATAAGTTTATCTCGGAAGGCTCTTTCCTCAAGTTCATCCATTCTAAAACGCTCTTCATCGATAATATGTTGTTTAGAAGCCCACTTCTCTGTAAGAACCTCATAGTCTTTACTATAGAAGTCCTGGATCTCAGGTAATGTTTTTAAATTTTCAGGAGCCATTTTCTCCTGCATCATTTGTTGAATTTCAGGATCTTCAGGATTAGCACCCTGAGCAAGCATCTCTTCCATGAGCCTTGACTCAGCCCATTTCACAAGTACGTTTTCAATCTCCTCCTTCTTACGGGTTATAATTTCATTATGTGTATATTCGTCTACTGCACGGAATGTAACTCTTTTATTTCTTTTAGCGAACTCAGCAGTAAGTGTATCAACTACGTTAGGGATGATTGGATAGAACTTTAACTCTAATGATTCTAGTTCACTGTCTTCTGCTAGTTGAGAAACGATGTCTTTCATCTCGTTATTATCTTCAGCGATATAATCACGTTTATCGATAATACCTGCTGCAAGCTTGTAGTTCTTCATTAACTTTCGCGAGTTCTTACGGAGTTGTTTCAATCCATTCCACTCAAGCCAATCCATATTCCATGAAGCCCAATCAGCATCCTTTTCATTTACAGGTAGAAATTGTAAAGGTTGTGATATATTCCACAGCCTGTTACTTCTAGTTTTTTTCCCAGACTTTAAGTCCAGTGCGTTATATATTTCCATCTAGCGAATACGTTTAAATGGTGACCTACGTTTAGCTGATTGATTTGACCCACCGGATCTTCCAACATGCTTAAAGCCACTACTCTTTAATTTATACAAATTTTCCGACTTTTCCAAGCCTTCACCTATTTCATTTTCTACCTTAACTGGTCGTGGGGCGTTAGATTCTCGTACTTTTACAAACGCTATCAACGCTGCCAAAGATACTAATCTATCGACATTGACAACACCATCATAGTGTTCCATTTCAATCAACGCCATCATATCAGGTAACCTGCGGATCCCATAGTGCTTCTTTTGAATAACACCTAAGTCATCAATATCTTCTTCAACAACTTCTTTAAGCCACTCTATTAGATAGTTTAACATATGGTTCTTGAAAAGAGTACCTGTATTCTTCCATCCATAGTCTTGATATACTGTCTTATTAGCCTGAGCTTCTTTCAAGAATATCACCTGATTTTTCGGAATCAAGTACTTCTGCTTCCTCATCTTAATCATGTACTGGATGAATAACGAGATATTATTTTCAATCAAAGTCTGTGCGTTATACCACTCAATAATCATACGTAAACGCTCATGTGTCTTATTAATGTCATCAAATCTACCACACCAAGCAGCAACAATTTTATCACCCTCTACAAAGTTTTCTACACCGTCTTCAGTGTAACGCTTCACTTGAGTAGCTGACTTGTAAACGTAAATAGAACAGAGTGAATCAGAGGTTGTTGTTTTACCCTCTGACACGGGATCTATTGATGCATAGTGCTCACCATGTTCAGGATTATCCCCAGGTCTCTCCCATACTACTATCGTTCCTGTCTTATCTTCCATGTTAGGCTTAACCGGGAAATCCGTGATAGGTGGTTTAGTAGTTTTCTTAACTACGATGTTCCCTACCAAATCTTCTGAAAGATCAATTAGTTCATAAGGATACATATTTTCTTCAATCTCACGCTTCTGGTGGGCAACTAAATTCATTGGAAATTTAGACTCCTCCCTGTGGGCAAATCCCTCCTTAATATTTCTAGGATGCTGTGAGATACGTATCTGGTAACGTTCAGGTGATAACTCTTTTTTCCACTTCTCGAACTTGGCTTCCAATGATGCTAATGCGTCCTCAACTTGAGAGTTACCATATTCATCAATAAAAGGAGGCATACCCCATTGCTCTGGAATAAATAATCCACTTTTACCTTTAGTACCTTTTTCATCGATAAGATCTGTATCCACTGCGTAAATATCATTGGCTTCTGGATTATATGTAAAGTCTTTCAATGGTCCAGCATCTTTAAGCTTACCTACTGAACCTGCGATAATGAACAGTCCCGTCGTAATATCCCCGGCTTGCATCGCAGGACGAATGAACTCAAAAGTTTTATCAGCAGTTCTTGCAACACCACCCTCCTCATAGAAGAAGATTGTACAGGGCCCACCGACACCTTTTGTATCACTCTGCTCGAAGGACATTCCTGTGATCATCCCCTTAAGACCTACATCTTTCTTTCGACCACCCTGTGTCACTTCAATCTTTTGTTGCCACTCTAATACTTTACCTGGATTCATTGGTCGATACCATGCCGTATTTGCATTAAGAAAGGCACGGTACTCCTCCAAGAACTTCCAAGATCCAGCAAGGTTAATGAAATCCTTTAGGGATGCTCCCATTTTAAGAATTGCTCCAGCATCAAACCAGATCCTGTTAATTAGTTTCCCCATGTGGAAGTAAGAAGAAGCTATCTGACGTTTCTTAAATATACTGGCATGTTTAAAGTGTAATTCAGCTAGCTCCTCATAAAGAGCCATATGTAACTGCACATCCCATACTTGCGCAAAGGCGAAGTCTTTCTTGATCTTATCATAGATAGGAAGAAAGTTAATCCAAAAATAATAATCACGAGGTAAATACCAAACCTTACCATTGTTTTTAAAGATACATCCCTGACGAGACTTGCGCTTCTCCAGATCCCAGTAATTAACGAAGTCTTTGCTTCTGAAAGCGGACAAGCAATATGCTTCACCTTGTGATTTAAACAGACGGGCTTGTTCATTAAACAAATTAGACGTATCATCCAACTCATACTTACCTGGCTCTTTAAATGTGCTCTTGACGAAATCACGAAACTCTTGTAAGTCAGTGAACTCTGTTTCTGTCCATGTACCGTTATCGTACGTAGGTATCAACCTATGGAAGTCTAGTATCTCCATTATGACATCTGATCATATGATAAATTCTGCCCACCCCGTACTTGTGACTCTTGTTCAGCAGCTAAGTCTTTTGCCACACCTTTGTATGACTGACGTATATCATCAAAGTCTTTAGCCAATCGTATCATAGCTGGAAGATTTCCATCCCTACCGGCAGTAGGTTTCGTCGTTTCCATATATTCCGTGATGTTATCTAACATCGTAGTTATTCCTTTATATGCTCGTACAGTAGGTGTTTCATAAAGTAACGTTGCCTTTTCCACAGCCTCTATCACTTCGTCCTCTTCCAGAAGATCTCTATTAACTTCCAAGTCTTGAATCACTGTCTCCTCTCTGAGATCCATTACGAGATTGAAATAAGGATTTGCTTCTCCAGGGCATGCCATATAAAAAATATAAGCATATAACTTCATATGGTCATCAGGAAACTTCTCCTGTATAACTCTAAGCCATTTGATGGTTTGGCAATGCTCTGTAGGTATGACAACCTTGTTCTGAATATCTAGTAATTTTATCATCTTCCAAATTCTTTAGGGTTCATCTTTATATACTTTATCATAGCCATCACTTCTTTCTTAAGGTAT